CGTGTCCTTCAGCGCCCAACTCGCGGCATAGACCTGTTCGATCCAGGCAGAGCCCAAGGACCACATTTCCAGTACCTGCGCGGGCGTTAGAACGTGATCGACGTTCCCGGCGTCTCTGAAGGTGGTTTGGTGTGTCGTATCGCCCTGGGAGAGCCGAAGCTGCGCAGCGAAGGCAAGGCCCTGCAGGTTGCGTGTGTCTTCGTCTCGCCCAGAGAGGGCCACAGGGCCGTGGCCGGTGACTGATACGTTTGTGCCAGCAACAAGGCGTCGAGCGCGTTCGTCGTTGACCCCTACCCGCATCCTTTCGTGCTCAGCTGCGATTTCCTCAGACGTCATTGCCTGTACCGTCCAGCCCAGAACCCACTCGCCATTTGCGAGCGAGGGGGAGGTATCAGGAACGGCCTTCTGGCCTGCCGCGAAAGCGGGCATGTCGGCCTGCACCACGTCCACCAGAGTGCCGTTTGGCCCTTCAAATGGCAGAGAGGCGTTGCGCGGAAACCCGACATTTGGATTATCGCGCTTCATCTGCGCGAGGCTGTAAGGGAATTGCGCAACCGCGCCATTTTGAATGAGTGCCTGCATTAGACGCCCTCCGCTCTGATTGCCATGTAGATGTATTCGCCGCCGCTGGCGTTGGGCGTACCGGGATCACTGGCAAGAATAGTGAAACCGGTAGCGTCAAAACTGATTTCATAATCTGAATGGTCTGATTCAGGATCATTGTCATCTAGGCGAATGATTTTTCGCCTGGGGTTTACTGGCGATCTTTTGTTATCCCACGCCCACCAGTTGCTTTGGCCATCAGTTCGCTTAACCATCAAGTATTGCGGCTCCCACCCCAGCGAAACTGATTTTCCGGCAGGGCTCCCGTTACCCGTGTAGCTGCCGCATTGGATTAGGCCGTATGAGCTGGGATCATGGGCGAAGATATAGGCGACATATGTGCCGCCGCTTGCGTTCAAGCTTGCCTCGGCCCCAAGGAAAAACTCGGCATCGTTCGGTGCTTGAGGCCATATAAATGAGGCTCCATTTTCATAGCTGTTAGCATCGTTCAGATACATGTAACCAGGAGCGCCTGAGTTTTGCGGTACACTACGATGCTGCACAAACCAGTTACTAGAGTTATTCGTCCGCTTCACTACGATCATCCCCGGCGTGCTTCCGAGGTTGTGAGGAACAGATCTGCCCTCGACACCATTGCCCGTATAGGTCACAACGTCGAAGAACTTGGGAGCCTTGCGGAAGGTCCAGGCGGCGTAGTCTTTAGTGCTTCCGTTAAACTGACTATCGGCGGTATCAATGTCATATCCGTCAGAATTAAACGATAGAAATGACTCAGAGGATGCGGCATCCGTTCTGCTCGATTTAAGCAGCTCCGCAAGGTCTGTGTCTACCAAGGCATGATGTTCCGAAAAGTCGCGTCTTTTCGTCCAAACCAGCCCACCATCACCCGTCAGATCAATCCCGTTGGTGATCGTCTGGGCTGACCCGTTACCCGTGTAGAGATTCGCCGAGAACACATCTGCAACATCCAACGCGCCACCCTGAGCGCCTGCAGCCGCCATCAGCATATGATTGGTAAGAATGCTCATCAGACGTTATCCATCGCTAGGGCGCCATGCCAGCTGGCTCCGCCATCGCGCGTCCGAAACACGTAGACATCTGTTTCACCGGACGCCGGCGCATCAGGAGCCTGCCCGTCCGGCCAGCCTACAGTTGCAGGCCATGTGTGCGTGTGCTGGCCACCTGACGTCACTTCGACTTCAAAACCAAAGCGCAATCCACTACCCGCCGGTGGGGCTGCAAAGGTGAATGTGGTGTTTGCACTGGTGGTCAATGCAAATGAGGTGCCAGCTGCCACATTAACAGTTGGCGTCGGCCCGGTCAGGACCACGACAGTTTCACGGACTTCCAAGGTCTTCACCGAGCCAGTGAAATCACCGCCCGCTTTTGGCATGGCTGCGTCCGCCTTGGCCCCCTGTGCAGAGGTGGCCTTACCATTAAGTGCAGTTTGAAGCCCGGTGACGTCAGAGATCCCGTGGCTGTGGGAAGAAGCAGCTTTGCCATCAAGCGCAGTCTGCAAGCCCGTCACATCAGAGAACCCGTGGCTATGCGAAGAAGCAGCCTTGCCATCAAGCGCGGTCTGCAAGCCCGTGACATCGCCGATGGCATGTGTGTGTCCGGCAACCTGACCTTCGTCACCCTTCTCAGCCAGCGTCATCCAAGATGCAGAGGGTGGCGCAACCCCGGTCAGGCCGTCCACAAGGCAAAGGTAAGAAGAGCCCCCTTCCTCGACAAAGTGCAGCTTTTGGTATGTCGCCTGCGCATCATAAGCCCCGCGCGCGACCAAGACCGCCGAACCCGCAGCCGCTTCGCCAACGGCGCCCCCAATGTCAATCGACAGATTGGCCCCAGTGGCCGCCACCATAAGGCTATCACCTGCTGACAGCATGATGGGCTTGGGGTGGGTGTATGGATCGTTGACGGCAACATTCAGGCCAGCAAGCAAGTTGACCGTCTGCCCAGTAGACTGGCGATAGATCGAAACCGTCAGTTGCCCCGGCGATGTGGGCGCATAGACGTTGATCGACGAAAGCGTAACCACAAGGTCGGCTGGGCAGGTGTAAACAGCAACGGCGGCTGCACCTGCGACGATTGTGGCGGTATTGCTGATGAACGGCATGGTTCAGCTCCCCAGAGCAATCGCGATGGCGATTGGGTTGATGATTTTGGGCTTGTTGATGAGGTCGTTGTAGTCACCGGATGTGGCGACAGGCTGGAGCCCCAGATTGTTTTGTGCGGCGGCGAGCGCCTGCTGGGCATCATCACGAGCCGTCTCGGCACCGGCACGAGCAACAGCTGCTGCATCCTTTGCGGTAGCGGTCTGGTCCCTCATTCCAGACACACTGGTCTCGATACTCTGCACAGAGGCAAGCGCTGTCTCAGCAGCATTCTGCGCGGTTTCAGCAGCTGATTGTGAGGACTGCGCAGAGGACGAACTACCTGCAGCAGCTGCAGCCGCGACCTCGGCATTAGCCCGTGCAGTTTCAGCAGCTGCCTGCGCCGCGAGAGCTGCCAGCTTGGCGTCGACAGCCTGCTGCGCAGAAGCCGCTGCGCTTGCCGATGGCGCTTCCCAAGCCGCGCCGTTCCAGAACCGGGAACCACCGCTTGCAGTGTTCCAATACACGGCCCCAACCTGCAGCGGGTCGCCGTCATTGTCGGTTGTAGGATCGCTGGCCTTTGCCCCAAGGTAGCGATCATCAAAGGTGTCGAAGATCTGCGCCACAGCAGCGCGGTCAGAGGCCACCTGAGCGGCAGAACTCTCCGCCCCAGCCTTTGCCGCCTCCGCTTGCGTTTGGGCGGTCTCTGCAGCGCTCTGTGCAGCCTGCGCCTCATTCCGGGCCTGCGCTGTAACCGAAACAGCCTGCGCAGATATTTCATCGAAGAACTGAACCTCGGTCTTGCCCGCGTTGCCAGGTTGGGACAGCCACACTTGATACGCGCTCTGACCAGGCGGACCAACGAACTCTGCCTGATACTGAGCAAAGGTCTTGCCTGCATTTCCGGGCTGTTGGAGCCAGGTCGCAAAGTCCAAAAACGCCGCAGGCGAACTGAGGTGGTCTAGCAGATCACTGACAGCGCGCCGCAAATCGTCGCTTAGGCCATGCGTCGGGATGATCGCATACGACAGACCATTCGCGGTTGCGCCACCATGAGGGACGGCAAGCTCCAGTTCTGTCGCAGACACCACCCGCTTCACTTCGAGCGGATCAGGGCCTTGCTCGGTAATCAGGATCCAACCTTGATGCAGGCTGATCCAGTCAGTGCCCATGCCTGTTACCGTGGCGCTGCCATTCGTCAGCGCCAGCGTACCTGTACGATACCACATATTGTCCTCTTAGATTTTTTGCGGGGCTTGGGGCCAAACCGGATTTGCCGGATCAGCTGTATGTTCTGGCAGGTCGCGCAGCGCCTGCCGGTAAGCGCGCCACTGCTGACGCAACTCATCGGACAAAGGAACATCTGCGACCTGCGTCCAGTCGGTTGCATTGAGCAGGCGATGCCGCTCTGCATCAAAAGACTGCCACGCCAATTGGATTTCACGCTGGCGCAGAGTTGTTTTCGTCTGCGGAACGATCCGACCCCACTTTACTCGCTTTTCATCGGGGTCAGCCTTGCCATAGCGCACGGCAAGTCCGGAACCATCGGCGAGCGGCCCCTGCGGCGGCAACTGACCTTCTGGGGCTTGGACGGCTGAAACAATGGCGCCCGTTTCCAGGTTGTAGATCACGTAGTCTCTCATCTCATCCGCCCCACAAGTTGCAGCGATGGACGTCCAGTAATTTGGCCATTACTGCCCAACCACTGGAACTGGATTGTTTGCGATCCGGAAACATTAGGCAGCACTGCGTAGCCAGATGGATAGTCGTTGACGGCTGTCATACCAGTGCGAGACGCGATCTCCGCACCATTTGCCAAAATGCGAAACCCCCACGAAGGCCCCCCTTGAGCATAGCCTTGGGCAACATTCCAAAGGATGATCACATCTCCTGTCTCCGGCAGGTTGATGAGCGCAGTTACCCCATTCTGGAATGACCCATTGCCAGTGAGCAGACCGCCTTGCGCAAAGATCGGAACCGTGATCGCATTTCCTGCGATTTTGAGGGTGCCGACCGATGCGTCCAGAATGAAAGCCGACTTGATGAAGGTCTCATTTCCGACCACCTGAAACGGGCTGGAAGTCGCCCCATTCCCGCTTGAGTTCACAAACCTGAGGTTGTCAGCATTCAGCAGGATCTCGCTGGTCACTTGCCCACCAATCAACTCAGACATCAGGCCAAAGCCAGACAGCACACCATTGTTATTAATGTGCCATCCCGTTTGACCCAGAACGCCGTTCATCGATTGGCTGACTGATTGAACCGTCGTGGTCAGCCCATTGACCTGCGTAGTGAGTGAGCCCGTTTGCGCTGCTATTGCCGCGTCTGCCTCTGCGATCGTGTAGAAGTTCTGGTCGACAAAAGCCGACACAGTATCGAAATCCGATTGCACTTCCACCTTGTAAGCCGAGAAGGCGCTATCGAGGTCAGAAAGGGCCGTCATCGTCTGCGCGAGTTGCGCGCTGTTCGCAGCCGTTTGGGCACTCAGTGTGGTCGAGAGTTGGGACAAGGCGGCATTATGGGTAGCCGCAGTCACATAGTCCTGCGTCAGACGGGCCGAGACAGCCCCGATCGATGCAGACAGCTCTGTTCGCGCCCGGTCAATTTTGCCCTCAGTGCGCGCATTGTCCAGGACAGCTTCAGCCCGCCCAAGGAGATCGAACTCAGCGTAGCGATCGAATGCAAGGGCGAAGTTGCGGTTGAAGAGCTCAAGGATCTCTCGCGCCTCCGCATCCTTTTGCTCAAACAGATCCTTCAGCTCCTGAAGGCCATCAGCGATCTGAGTGGTCGTGACGCTGTACCAGTCTGACCAATCAACGATTCCGCCGCCAGCAACCCTTAGGCCAACAAAGTAACTCTGAGCTGGCAAAATGCCTTGGGTAATTAGGAACGTGTCACCAACGTCCATTGCGACACCGTCAGCCACTCGCAATCCGGCACCATCCAACACGCGCCACTCAACCCCTTCGACGACAGGAATCTCCGAAACCTGAATAGCCACCCTGCGCGGCCGGCCATCGCTATCTCGGATCTCAACACCTGAAACGCGCACATCGTCCAAGATGAAAGGAACAGGCTCAGAAATCGCAGGAATTCCGACCGGAATAGGAAGTTCATCCTCGCTTGACCACTCATGATCTGCAGGATCGATCTCTCTAAGACCAACCGCAGAGATAAGGTCATGAGGATGTATCGACTTTTCCTCGATCGAAAACAACTTCGCGGAATACTGGTTGTGTTCAGATGACCAAGAGATAACAGACAATGGAGGAAGATGCGCAAAGTCCGGCGGCAGCGCTATGGAGTGACGCACATCGCGTTTGGCATCTTCAATGTATGCAGACCCAACACGTTGAACCTGCAACGGGAACGGGCAAGCCTCTAGGGACAGGTCCTCCTGCAGTCGACGCCCCTCATCCCTCTCTTCTAGGTCTGGACGCAGAACCCGCTCAGACTCACTCACCTCCCATGCCGCTGCCGGATTTGGAAACTTTAGCGTGAGACTGTTCACACTATCCGCCAGACCCGCGAAGGGGGTCAGCGACATCGGCGCGCTAACGACCAGGTCAGCGTCTGTCAGAAAAGCTGAAGGTAGCGGTGGCGCCCCCAAGTGGACATACCAACGCCCGCCCTCTTCTGCCAGATCACCTGTGCAAGCATCCATAAGCCTCTCAAGAACATCGACAGGTTCCGTATCCGCAACCTTGACCTCATATCCAGCTCTGAACTGCGGCTCACTATCGCCATTTGCGGTTTCGATCTGCCGATCAGCCTCGTTCATTGCTGCCGCCCACACAGACATAGGCAGGTCTTCAAGAGACGCCTCACCCCCCCAGCGGGATCCATCAGGCAGGTCGATCCCACGAAGAATGGTATATGCTAGAAGGCCGAGGTTATCTGATTGACGCACCTGACCATCGCGCGGGTCCAGCACAGGAATACCGCGAACACCAAAACGCATCTGGGGCAAACCTGAAAAGACCTTTTCGTTCGCCTCAAACTCAACGATCACATAGCACCGCCCCTGCCCAACCATCGCAGGAGACCACGGGAAGTCAGGGTGATCTCCATAGTTATCCAGCATCATTTGGGGTGCTTCAGTTTGAGAGCCGTCGAAGTAAGTCAGAGAGACCAAGCCCTTAAAGCTATCCTCAGTAGAAGAGACAGTAACACCATGGCGAATAGGCTCCTGGAGAACCAGTCTTTCGCCATTTACAAAGACCTCCTCCAAAGAATGCCCCGGCAAGCCAGCTATATCGATCACAAAAGTCAGGATCTTGAGCTGCGCCCCTCTGGACAATGGAGGGCAGACCCACGTCCCGGCTGTGCCGTAGTAGCCAAGTATGAAGCTCTCAGAATTGGTGCCACCTGTAAGGGTTACATCAGTTTGAATGCCACCGCTTGACCGCGCACCTTTGCGCATCTTTGCCTTTGCAATCAGGTTAAGGGCCGTTCCAACTGCGAACTGAAGAAGTGCCGTGGCAACCGCACCTAACCCACCTACCCATGTCGCAATTGCAGACACGGCGGCGACTACCGGCGCTGCGGACGCCTGCTCACCAGACGTAATGATGAGCAGAAACGCTAACAAACCGATACGCATCATACGCGAAACCCCTTTATCCCCTCTTCAAGAGGAACCCTGCCTAGACCTTTTCTTTGAAGAACAAATATCGATGGCCCCTGAACGACACCTAGTGCATCAGCCCCCGCGTCACCTCGAACCAATGCGAGATCACCTACCCCCGCTTTAAGAGGCGGAATTTCCGAAAAGTGACGGGCAACAAGTGCGGAAAGGTCATCAATCCCTTCATCCCGCAGAAGAGCCATACCATCTGAAATTGTCCGATACTTCCCCACATATCCGACAGCTAGATCCACATCCGTCATGGCTCTGACCGCACCCGCCGCAAACAGTGCACAATCATGAAATCCGGGCTGGAACTGGGAACGCGAAACTGCATCCAAGTACGCACAGAGTTGGGAACGCCAGTCGCGCCGACGCGTTAGCTTGAGGGTCATTTTTGACACCTTATTCTGTTCAGATTTTGGATTTAGTTGCGGTGACGGTCGCGCCCCCAAAACACCGGAACCGCGCCCGACACATCCGCATACTGGAAAAAGCTATCGCCGTTTCGCTTGGCCTGTGATGCGTGGGATTTGAGAACCGTTGCCTTGCGGGTCAAGATGCGAGCATTGGAGACGATTTCGAGGGAAACCCCCGCATCGCCGCCTATTGCCCCGATTTCTTCCGGCGCTCCGTCAACTACACCGCTGAATACTCTTTGCAAACCAAGCAGAGTGCCGGTTTCTGGATCAAAGCTCGCAAGATGTATTTGCACGGGGGCGAAACGAATACTCCGACCACGCACCAACTCGCGGACCTCAGGGGAAAAAGCCGAGAGCTTCAAGCTATAGCTGCGAACTACAAGACCAGCTTCGGAGGTGAAGGGACGCAAATCCTGAATTGCGCCAGCACCATAGAAGTCACGGTCCTCGCCATCGACCCGAAACCGCTCGTGGTCTCTACCATCCCAAAGCCCCATCGGCATTGGCGCCCTTGAGACATGATGCCTCGCCTCGACCCAGACCAAAACACGGTTGTGTTGATCCCGCCGTTCTGAAACTGGCCAACTCATCGGTAGGTCTGCCTCCATTGGAACTCAAAACCTTCATCGTGCCCAGGACGGCGCACTATAGGAGCA